ACCTTCAATTCCCTCAAGGGTATCATCAATTTCATCTACACCCGTATCAATGATTTCATTTTCAATACGGAAGAGTTCACATCTCAACTCATACACATAGTTTTTCTGTAGTTGATAAAATGGTTTCTCGTGCTCGACATATTTGATTTCAAACAGACGATCTCCCAAGGGAAAATAAATTAGATCTCCCTCTTTCGGTCTTGTTGATAATTTAATATTTTCTTCGTTCTTTATCAAAGGAGAAATATAACTTTCAAACCTTTCCTTTGAAATAATGAGAGTTATCTCATTTGTTTGCTGTATTCCAAACTTAGACAACAGTGTTGGACTATCTCCATATCCATCAAAATTTTCAACGTATGCCTCTATAGGATATGCATCATCAAACTTAGATTCAATTACCTCTCTTATAATGCTATTCTCTGTAATATACTTTCTTGGCATGAAGTGAACTTCCACTCCATACATTCTTAATTGCTCGTTGATTAA